GTTTCCTGAATAACAAAAATGCTTCTATTATCCACGCGCATACCATGTTGCTGTTTATTTCGTTTATTATCCCTCTTTTCGGCCTTATCTATCTTCATTTTCATTCCTTATGAAACAGTTATTTTATATCCCGATAAAAGAAAACTTTTATAATTCTCCACTATAAACATTTGGAAGAGGTTGATCGCTCTTATCTAAAGAAATCAACATATCTTCATTTTCTTGCGTCCAGCGAGAGCGACTACGCAAATAAAGAATACTACTAGCACAATCGATAGAAATTCCTAATTCATTTGCCAATTTTTCAATTTCCTGATTCATTTCATCCGCAAGGAAATCCATCAAATTTTGAAAACTGTTCATGCTATCTTTATCGTTATTGTCGAATTCGAAAGAGTAAATTTCTGTTTCCATTTTTGACTCCTTATTCAATCGCAAGTGTATCGCTTTCGTTAATAAATCCTGCGGCAACTAGATACTTTTTCAATCCTCTGATATCTTCTCCATGATCCATATAGCCTAATTGCCAGAGAGAAAAACCTACTTCTTCAAAATCTTCATCTTCATATTCAAAAATCACTTCTGCGGTATGGCTATCCCATACCTGAAATTCAATATGATCTTTCGTGTTATCGATTAGATGAAAAGTATATTTCATTTTAGTTTTCCTCTTCTTCGTCATCGTCTATTTCCAAAATCTCTTGTAAAATAAGCATTTCATATTCTAAGCGTTTATATTCTTCTTTTAAAGAATATGATAGAGTGTTATAGCCATAAAATCTTGACGTTGCTTCAAGATCACAAAATTCATCTTGAATTTTATCATACATTTTTCGAATTTCTTTTTCTGTTTTCATTTTATTTCTCCATAAAAGAATTATTTTATCCCTTTATCCCATAATTCGGAACAAAAATTTCTAGATGATCTTTACCATAACTTACTATACATACAGTATTACTATCTCTCCAATGTGAAATCAATTCGCCTTTTGCCACATTCGCCCAATCTCTTACAGATTCCCAATAATACCATTCATCCCAATCCACACGTTTATTTGGAAAAATATGACTATAAAATCCGCTTGCATAAAACGTTGAGGGTTTGAATTTTTTACGAATTTCTTTCAATAATTTTTCTTGAATGTCACAATCTTCTAAGGTTTCAGGATTCTGATACTTCTTTGGCAAATGTCTTTTCCATTGATGCCAACAAAAGAAAAGATCATAATGAGGATAAGGAAAAGCCCATATGCCACGAGCAATAGGGGGTTTATGTGTTCCTCTCCCGGCTGGAGTTGCAACATCTTTACTGTAATGAATTTGCTTTTGTGCATTCATTGGCCCCAATCGCCAACAGTAAAGCATATTATTTTTGAAAGTAAAGATGTTATGTTTCATAAAATCAAGAATTTATCTATGTTTGATCATTACTGTTATATTATAAACGATTATTGTTTATTTTTCAACTGGCAATATTTTGAATAAATTCACTATTTTATTTGAGGATTAGGTATATCGAACCCAAACTTCTTATGGCACTCGCCATATTCGTTAGATAATTCATATCCTTTATTTGTTGAAAGAAAACAAATTGCTTCAATAATTCTGTTTGCTTCATCGTCCGACTCTGGCAACCAAACATAAAAAGGCACTTGACTCCACTTGTTAAAACTTTTATTATTGTCTACGGCGATTTTACCATCTAATTTCCAGTACCATTCCATTCCAGTAGGTTCACCGATATAAAAAATAACATCTTTGTTGCAATACATAAAACCATGCGCCCCATCTTCACCAAAAATTTCTTCTAATGGGGTATATCCGACTTTCTTTACTGCGTTAATCATGCGTTCAAATGGAGTAATGTTATCAGTCATTTTAACCTCACTGTTATCTAAATAAAAATATCCTTTTATTTAATATTAGGTTTTTCAATTTCTGCCCAATAATCAGGCTCAACCAAAGTCCAGTTATCTAGCCAAAAAGCGGGGGCATTATTTTGATCTTCATCGTATAAAAATGTAAAAACCGTATCATCTTCAAGAGTATAGCCAAGATAATATTTATGATTTTCTAAAGGAAAATTACATTTCCATCCCATTTCCCAATGAAATTCTTTTGGAAAATATTCACATTCACCATCTTTAATTTGTTTCATTCCAGAATTTTCTTCCATTAAATTCCAAAATTCATCCATTTGATTTGAAATAATAAGAGTGGAAATTTCAGCTATCTTTTCTACATTGATTTTATGCCAAGTACACATGTTTTAAATCTCCTATTCGTCGTCACTCATATCAATTTCATATCCAACATGCAATCCAACCTTGCTACCGCCATTTTTCTTATAATATTTCATAGCATTTGTTTTACTACCAGTAAATAAAACTTCTGTTTCATTTCCTTTTTCATCTTCTTTCCAGACTTGCCAAACAGTCTTTTTCATCTGTTATATCCTTTATAGTAAAGTTGCGCCCTCTTTTTTAGTTGTAAAATATCTTACCTTAAATTCTCCATATCCTGTTATATGATCTGCTAAATTTCCATGATAATCAGTATGCTTCAAGTCAAAAACAGTACAACTTTTAGCCTTTGTGGGTTTCCAAAAATTTATTGTCCGTGTAATATCTTCGAAAATTTTATCAGGATTTGTTTGAAACCCTAAAATCAAATATTCATTAGATTGACGACCATTTACTTTGATAATCATTTTATTCCCTTCCTTTAATTTCATTAAGAATCGCTCGTGCTTCATCAAGGTTTGCGCCTAATACAAATCTAATGAAAGTCAAGGCAGGAATAGAATCTTCTTTATTTTTTCCCAATGATTTTACAATATTAATAAATTGTTGATTAGATAGCCCTCTATTTTCAGGTATATAAATAATTTCAGGCAGAAGTGATAAATCAACAATTATTATAGAATCAATTTTAACAAGATTAGGAATGTCCATTTTCATTTCTCCCGTTATACAGAATATTTCTCTAAAACTTCACAAACCCGCTTATTCTCAGGAACACTTTCATCATAATATTTTCGAATTTCTTCTGCGAATTCTCTATAGGTTTTCCAACCTTGATTATAAATCACAAAACTATAGGCAACGCAAGCATATTCGAAAATTTGTTTTTCTTCTTCTGTCATTTGTTTCTTAACAGACCGATCATATTTTAAACCATTCTGAGAAGAGTAAGAAATTTGAAACATCTTACAATCATCCTCTGATAGAATAAAAATCAAATTTCATTATTTAAACATTTGTATAAACATAAGAAGCAATCCGATTCCAATCAAAATCCAATCCACTATGCCTAAAGATATTTGTGTTTTTTCTTCCTTTTTGTTATTTATAATTGTATCTTGATTGTTTTCAACTTTGCTGTTATCGTTCGTGCTATTATTAGAAATGCTATTTTCCATATGCCCTCTAAATTTATAACAGAATTTTTAAATTTGTCAATAGTAAATAAAAATGTGCTTTTATTGAACAGACTTTAGATAATTTTTTCTGTCAATAATTCTCAAAATAAAAGGTGCAATCCACCGCCACCAATCCTTTTTTTGCCAATCGTATTGAGGATATTCAAAATCTTTTTCTTGATCATCATAAAATCTATTGTAATGATGTTTCAATGTAAAAAATAACATGCGAATTCCAGAGACATAAAGAGTGTGATCAATCCACAACTTGAAAGAGGGCTTTCGAGAAAGAATATTTCCATCTTCATCTGATCTGTATTTTCAATCCAATTCTAAACAATATTTCCCAAAATTCCAAGAAATATTTTCATCATCCTTGTAAATTTCTATGTTTAGCTTTCTTTGAAAACTGCCAAAAGGAGCGTCATTGTTATCCGCATAAATAGAATTGTCAGGATATTCCGAATATTTTTCACCACCAGAATTCCAACATACACCATAGTTATGTGTTTCACAATCAATATCCGAGCAAATATATTTATCCTTCAATGATGGAATTCCATTAGGATTAGAAACATGTTCACATACAGTTTCTAATCGTGCTTGTCCAGATACAATCAATTCAGACTTGCAAGAAGGGCATTTCATAGTTATTATCTCCATAAAAACAAGGTTTTATTCTTACTACATTCCAAACTGATTTTTAATTTCCTCAGTGTACTTAGCAGGATTGAAAGTCAAAATTCCACAAATTTTTCCAAAAAATCTTTCGTCAACTTCTACGAACATAGCATAAGAATTTCCCGAATAACATTCACCTACGGCAAACGCGTTACCCTTCATAGCCTTAGGAGGAACACACCCCAATTGATCATAAAAAGTTTTTTCAGTAGTTTCTACCCATAGTCCATTATTGGCTTTAAAATTTGCCGTCATTCCATCATTACCGTTATAGGGCCATTGATTGATATCACGAGTAGGCATTTTATTCTCCTATTCTTTGCAAATAAAAGTCAATTTTTATGATAAATTAATCCTCAGAATGAGTATAACAAGGACTATTCAACGGACTATCTACGTCCATCCAGGGAGTCGTACAATTTCCGCAAGTCCATTCCCCCATACCAGAACAAACAGAAATAGGATATACATCAGGCCAATTCGTTAAGATTTCATCATCGGTATATGATTCTCCCCCATCTTTGACTCCATCTTCAGGAGTCAAACGCAAACCAGTATTTGTGTCAATGTTTACATCCATATAGGCATAAGCGTTATATTGTCCACATTTCGGACATTGAACAATGTCGCCTTTTTCAACTAATTTTTCAAAATTTTCTTTAGTGTTATATTGAGGATACATTTTGTTATCTCCTGTTTTGCATCTGTTATGCTTATACTCAAATTATAAACGATAATCTTTTTAAAGTCAATAAGCAATTTTTAGAATTAAGATACCCACAACTTGATAACATACAATTTTCGTTTTCCCATGCCAATGAAATAAGACATTTTTACCTCTTTTCTACTAACTGAAAATTATAGCAAAAAGGCAAATCATACCACAAACTACCATCTATGCCTGAAATAAAAATAGTAGAAAAAATGTTATATTTTCGTACCAAAGTAATGTTATCAGGAGTAAAAGGGATATATAAATCAGTGGCGTGAAAATCGTAGGGGATTCCCTTTTCCAACACTTCTTCAAAAATGGTTTTGATCTTAGTTGTATTCATAATAAAAATTCTCTTTTATGTATGTGTTATGAGATTATGCAAAGAAAGTTTTATTTACCATACGTCCAGAAAAATCATACTGAACAATCATAAAGATATCCGCTAGATCATCTTTACAAATTTCAATATTTCCCCAAAACTCCATAGAATCGCCTTGATCAAAGAGAATAATAGTTTTCATTTTAGACTCCCTTTTCGAATTGCTACTAATTATTTTTTATCGTCTTATATATTATAGCAAAAAATAGAGAAATGTCAATGGGGAATATTTTACAAATTTTTATTGTTTATTCTTCTTCCTCAAGCGATTTGATTTGATTTTCTAACTCTTCAATTCGCTTGATAATGCTTGCATATTCTTGATTGTAAGCTTCTTTTAATGGTTTTTTAATTTCATCTAAAATCTTTTCGTCCACTAATCCTTTTTGTGCTTTAGAAAAAAGTTTTCGCTTTTTCAATTCAGCTTGATATCTTTCCCCATATTCAACATATAAAGGAATATCCTTGAAAAATCCAGCAGGAGTAATTTTTTTATTTAATTCTACAAATTCTAACTTTGCTTGTGCAATATTCTCAAACCATTTGACAATCCTATTATGCAAAGGATGTAAACTTTTTGCGTTTCTATAAGCGGTATCCCACATTTTCGCCGCTTCAAATTGATTAGGGGAAAAATCTAAAATATTCCAATCTAGGAAGATTTCATTATCGTAAGCACAATTTTTTTGAATTTTTACTCTACGCCGCATAGATACAAAAACATTATAAAAACCATAAATTTCTCTGCAAGCGTATTTACTAACTAGATCATCTTTTTCCTGTTCGGATTCAATTTCACTTATACCCCATTGAGTATAAAATAGGGTATTTTCTTCTACACAAGATTCTGTTATAGGGGAATGAGCGAGAATGATAATATTTTTCATTTTAGACTCCATAAAAAGATAATTTTATTGATTATTTGTGATTAATTTAGTAGGAAAATTTTCAAAAAAATTACCATTAATACTTACGGAATATTTCATACTTTTTGTATTAATTGGAAGATTATCATTATTACAATAAACCCAACCAACAAAAACCCATCCGTTATAATTAGGATATCTTAGCTCTTTTTTGGTACATTTCCTGAAAACATTATAAATGGCTTGAAGAGAAACCGGGTTATTTTTCATATTCCAATTTTCCTGTTATTTCTGATTTTTCCAAATTCGATAATCCTGTTCGAATATAAAGAATTTCCAACCTCCAAAGACCCTCGCTTTATATCCAAAATATCGGCAATGTGCCTGATAAACCTTCAAATATTCCCGATAATTTTGAAAATTTTCTCGTAAAATAGTTGTGGATTGCGATTCGCTCATGAGATTTATATTCCTAATTAAATAATACTATCAATTTCATTAGGATAAAGCTTGTATATATTTTTTTTTGTCGTTACTGCAAAATAAAGACTACCAAAACTATCTATTTCAGATTTAATATATATAACACCATGTAAATAATTTCCATTAGTTAATTTGATTGTATCCATTTTGTTATTCTCACAAATGAAATTGTTAATTTATAGACTGTTATTCTTCTTCTACTTTATGAAATCTCAAAATTTTTCCTTGATGTTTCAAAAAATTTTCCATGCTTGTATAATTTATTGAATTAACTAACGCTCTATTTTTACGATATTTCAATAAATCTTTTGCCATCATTCCCCAATCAGAGGGGGACAATAAATATCCTGATCCATTTTCGCGTGATGGGAAATAGGCAACCGACAGATTAAAACAATCTGAATTATATTTTTTGTTATACCACGATGAGGGCTGAATATCCAAAACCCTACCATTTTCAAACCAGTAAAGAGAAGTAATTTCTTCATTTTTATTGGATTCACAAGTGTAGGTATAAACCTCGAATCCCTCATTTTTCAATTGTTCATAAACTTCTTGTAATTCAGGGGTAATTGTTCTAACCATGATTATTATCTCCTGATAAAAAATCAATTTTATTTTGAAAAAACAACGCGTCGGAGGTAGATTAGCTTCCCTTGATTTCCGCCTCTGCCTTTACAAGTGTTAGTTAATGGGCGGTTAATTTTTATATCCGATATTTGATTCACGCGTTTTGAAATTATTTCTTGTGTCCTCGTAAGGCTAGAAATGAGGACAATCATTATTATCTAGCATCATACAAGTTTTCGTTATCTTGCAAACGCCGCTTTATAAGGGTAAAGCAGTAAAACCCATAGTTCTATATTTATTATAGCAAATTTTTGTTATTTGTCAAGAGGCAATAAACAATGAATTTTTATAATTTTTTATGGGGCATAACCAGTGTTATCGAGATATTTGAATACCTGTTCCAATGTCTTAAGTTTATTCTTAATAAACGCTGTAACATTTGTTCCTGATTCTTCATCAATTTTAACTCCGAATTTACCAGGAAAAACCTCACAAATAATCGCCTTTCTGTTATCACTAGAGCGCGTCAATGTAGCAATAGGGCCATTTTTATCTAGGCATTCTTCAACTATCTCAGCGTCGGTTTTATGCTTTTCTAACGCGTGAATGGATAGAACAAATACAATTGTAATACACACAATGAGCATAAGTATAAAGAAATTTTTAAAAATTTTACCAAAATCGACATAACTGTTATCTAACGCCGATTCCATTTTATTATCCTCCTATTGAATAATAATTTATAGAATTATTTAAGATTATTTGTTATTTTTATTACAATACAATGCTCATTACTACTAAATAATTTATTAGTGCCTCTTCAGCTACCGCTAACAAATTATCGGGATTTCCATTTGCTACAATCCTTACATATTCAGGGCATATGCCCCTATAATTTTCTACATGAGATTTACTGTCCTCAATATCTATAATGGTTAGTGTTCCTGTTATGATATGCTCGAAGATTGTAGAAAAAGGATAATGATTATCTCGTGCTTCTGAAATGATAGACTTTGCCAAAATTGAAATGTTCATTTTTCCTCTTTTATTCCATAAAATAATGAATTTATTTGTTATTTTTATAAGTAGTATTCACTACCACAAATCAGCTTGACTAAATTTCTTCGTGTTCCCGGTGCTAATTCCCGATTGTTCGGGATAGATAAGCAGGGTTTACCATTGCATTTAAAAATTCTATGTGATGAACCGTTTTTTGGCCCTTCTATATAGCCCATTTCTCGAATGACTTTTATAAATTTATCTGTTCTGGTAATACCCATAAGGCTGTTAGAATGATTATTATTATTTTTCATTATAGCCTCTTTTACATTATCTAAATTATTGATTATTTGTTAACTATATTATAACAAAATTTCTGAAAAATGCAAGGATGAAACAATCATTTTATATCATGAAATAATCGTTTTATTATGACAGAAAACCTTTTTTAATTTCGAATTCATATACATCATAATGTAAATAATAGGTATAAATATCATTATAGATTTTTACTGAGTAATAGCCGTCGAATTTTTCTATAATCGGTTCTGATTTTTCATAGGCAGAAGATAGGGTATTCTTAATAATTGTACTTGCCTCGCTTATATCTTCTGCCACAACAAGGTTAGAATCGGGAACGTTATAAAATTCATAAATTTTTAACATGATTTTTTCTCCTATTTTTCTATTATGCCATAAAATCAATTTTTTATCGTTTTTTTGTTGTTTTTTAGTCCCAAAATCCGTTAATTCGCTTAAAAAATCCTTCTGTATTATATTCGGTATATTCTTTCCCGTTATTAGTGTTTGTAATTTCAAACGTAGGATATAAACCGGGATAACTAAATTTTACAGAATATCCCTTTTTTGCCGCTTCTGCTTGAGCGATTTTCTCAGCTTCTTCATCATGAATATTCGATGTATCTTCAACATTTCCGCAACTATCATTATATGTTACCCATGCCAACACACTTTGATTAAGCAGACTGTTAATTTTTTTAAATGGTTTAATCTGTTCGGGTGAAAGAAAGTCTAGAGATTTTCGAGTGGTAGTCATGAGATTTTTCCTTTATTTTTGTAGAAAATTACTTGTTTTTTACTGATTTTTCTTCAATGGATTCTCAAAATCTGGAAGAGAAACGATTGCCCCTACAATCAAATCAATCCATTTTTTATAATTCTCTAGTCCATTACCGCCACAAACAAGCTTGTTAACTGTCACTCCAAAAGGATTCCCGGTTTCCTTAATAATCAAGTGTTCGATATCCCTTAACTTTTCTTCTTCAACTAATGCGGGACAATAATCATGATGCATATTTTCAGGTTTAATTTGCAAATTTTTGAGTCTTTCGTCCATTTGATCATAAATCTTTTGTATTGATTCTTCATCTTCTGAAAGATACAAATGATTATGGTCAATAATGCGCGTTCGCTCTTCACTTGCAAAGCGGGGGGAATTATCGCGCATATCCTCATAAACGGGAATCTCATTCAAAATTTCAGCATATACAGCATTTACACGTTCGCGCATAATTTCAGTAAATGCGCGTTGCATTAGATAGGATGCAACTAGAGATTTTACAGTAGGAGCATTTACAATTTTATTCATGTTCTGGATATTCAAAGCGAGAGTATTGTTATTCGGAGTCATCTTGTCCTCTTTTCTTATTCTGTTATCTCAGTATCTCATTATAAAAATCTGTTATTTATTAGTATACTCTGATTTTCGGATTTGTCAATTAGGAATAAATTGTTAATTTTATTCGATTTTTTGTTATTGAATAATGAGCGTAGGGTTTCTTCATATAATAATACTGCTATCCCTGTTATCTTGCGACGAAAGATTATAAGCTTGTGATGATCTAATACCATCCTGATACAATACCGCCAAAAGTCTAGTATTATGCTCATAATATTCTAGCATATAATCCCCCTCAATTGGAGGGCATACAATGTTAGAATTCTTGAAAACCGCCGTATAATAGGTATTGTGGCGGTTTCCCGTTCGTGCTAGAGTATATCCACCAGTGATTGACTCCATATAAGGGGTATACGTTCGTCCCTCATATTTTAGCAAATTTTTATTGATTTTCACTTTTGTTTTTTTGGTATGTTTGGCCCTCATTTTACACCCCCATTTACACGAGATATCATTTTATAATATTGTGCATCGGTTAATTTCTTTTCAAAAACGCCGCCCCAAAAATTGCCTATTTTTTCGCAAAAATCCGCAAGCTTGTGAAGGGTTTTAGGATTGATAACAATATCACTTTTGGGGTACATATCAGGGGATTCGCCTATAGTGCAATGTAAGCGGACTGATTTTAGACAAATTTTGTCTGTTTCATCGAAATAAGGATCATACTTGATAGCATAGGTTTTTACAGTGTACCCATACCCACAAGCGGATGAAAAGCGGGAATAAGATACCTTTAGGGTATATTCAACGGGAGGACAAAAATTATATGTGGACATTTTAGACTCCTCTTTTTTTGGTTAATTTTTGAATATTTTTGATGAAATTATTGTTTTATTGTCAAGAAATATAAGTATAAACCTTGATATATTCAGAATCGTCATTATCAAATTTAATCAAAATACCGCTAAAATATGAATCTGATTCGTAACCATCGAATTTATCCATCCACTGAGGGGGATTTGGATTGTAAAACGTGTTATAAACAGCCATAAAATCAGATAAACAATATAGGGATTTCTTGTAAATAAAAAATTGTGCATCTTCCCATGTAATCGTATCACTAGAGTCAATCCAGTCAAATTCCTTTTTTGCAATTTTTTGATATTTTTCTGGTAGTTGTTCAAAATAATAAACCGGGCGGGCTTGATTATTTCCATAGATTTCTACATTATCGATTATATAAAGCGGTTTGCGTAACATGGTATTAAACTCCTTTTGTCTTAATAAAATGATGGATTTATTGTTATTTTTGATCTGTTAACTTGATTTTATATTCCCCTAAATTTTGTATAAAATCATCATAATTTCCGCAATTTGAGCGGCGTAGTTGTCCACAATACCAAACATTATTATCTGAGCATAATACATAAGGATAATTTGTATAAGGATTAATTCCTATCGTGCGGATTGTAGCCGGGTATTTAATCGGGTTTTTTGTGGGTTTTTTCATGATTTTTTTGGCCTTTTCTAAATTATTTTAAAATCAAGTGATTTAAAGATAATTCCCCGCTTCTGGTAAAAAATCCATGACCATTAATTAATCCCTGGTTATACGCGCAATCAGCACAAATATATACCAGTTGTAAATAATCATCTAGTGTATAATAAAAAGCTGTAAACTTTTTACAGTGTTCGCATGTGGGGAGGGTATCTAATGTATAGGTGGATTTTTGAGGTTTTTTCATGATTTTTTGTTCCTTACATTTTGTAAATTTTTATAAAATTTTTCTTTTTAGTTGGAGTCTAGAATTCTCTAAACTCCATGTAAAAGGAAAAATTTACTTTCGCTATACTGTAAATAGTATTTTCGCCGCTACACTTCCATGCTGGATATTAACATCCATGCTATGAATTTTACAAGCCATGATTTGAATTTCATTTGCAAGACGAGTCCAAAATTCTTGCATTGTTTCATTATCCATTTGCCGAATTACGTGTGTTCTTATTTCTTGCGATTTTTCGTTCATTCTAGACTCCTGTTTTCTGAAAAAATTTGATGAAATTTTGATTTTATCTTTACTCTAAATCTCTATTAACCTATATTCAGTATATACTATTTTTTATAAATTGCAATAGGCAATATTTTATAAAATTTTGTGTTTTTTTTATATCTCAGAACCAACTAAGAAGCACAATAAAAGCATTATTTTATGCTATATTTTTTATAATTTTTGTAGATTTTTCAATAGGAATTGTGAAATGGTCGGATTCTCAGAAGGGGCGTTCCTTCATTATAATAGTATTTTATAGGCTATAATAAGAAGCACAATTCAATTGTGAAAAAAAATACTTGTCAGTGCAATCGGGCAAGGTTCAACGATTTTTGAAAAGGTATACCCTACTACCTATTTCATTTTTTAAACGATTGTGGGGCATTCTGTGAGATTCTTAAAATTAAACCTCAAATTTTTATAATTTTGAGACCCCTATATGTGGATATGGTTTTAACATAATATGGTTTTTTGGCTATATATGGGGGTTAAATATCCCACAAAATTTAAACAATGTTAAAAAATGTTGGATAGGTTCAGAGGGCTTGAATTCTTTAAGATATTATGTTAAAGAATATGTAGAATGTTTATTCTAATAAAGAGCTGGAAAACCGCGATCCTGTTTTAGACATTTTATATATTTTAGGTGTTTTAGGTATTTTAGGTATTTTTCCGAATTAGACCTTTTTAGTCTTATTTGAATATGATAATTTAGGTATAAAATATATAAAAGATAAGAATTGTCCGATTTCAAATTAAATAAAAAAATTAGTGGATTTTTCCCGGCTTGTTTTGGGGAAAAATCCACTAATTTTATTCGATTTTTCTGTTATAGATTTGTTGGCCCTATTGACTTTACTTCTTTTTTGCGCGCTTTTTCGCCATAATAGACTCCTATTTAGTCCAATGATTATTAACCCAATCGTATACTTTAATCAAATTTTCAATTGTTCCCTCAATAGTGGTAACAATTCCAAACAAATCAGAACAAATTAAATCAGTGATATCCTCATTATTAGAAATTTTGTAAACTCGAATATCTGAGCGGGGCATTATTGTATTTTGAGGATTGCAAGAATCATCAAATGCTATAGAAATTTCATACCCGTTAACCATTTCCTTAATGCAAGCGTTTGAGGGATAAACCATTTTACAAGCGTACATTCTAGACTCCTTTTTCTAATCCTGTTATATAAGGTTTGTTGGTTTTCAAACATAAAATTTGATGAAATTTTACGCTTTTTCGAGTATCCTACCTAATTTTTTTGGGTAAGATACTCTATAAAAGGGTAGAATTTAACTAATTTTCTCTAATTTGGCCCTAGTAATTATGGTTTGTTTTGTTGATTTATAGATTTTATGGTCTTTTACTGTACACTTTAAGATTTTAATATCCTCTTCATTATTAAGGTATTGATCTGTTGAAGAGAACCAAATAATAATATTATTGTTCGCATCTTGAAAAGTATATAGAAAAGTAATACCATAGTTGCCGTCAATTCTCAATTGTGATAAAAGTTTAACTATTATATTAGATAATTTACCTCCAATTTCTCCTAAAAATACTGTATTATCTGATTCAATTTTGATTTTATCTTCCATAATTCGATTGTATAAGGGAATAATGGAAGAAACATACCCAATATGATTCACTCTAATAAATTCAGAGGTTATTAGAATGTTAAGATTTGATTCATAATCGTTTAATTGGGGTTTCTCAGATAGGTAAATTTTTACAGTGTTTATGATTTTTTCGATGTGTGATATTTCATCATTTGTTGGTTGGATTTTGCCATTGATCATATCATCAAGCGCGATATCACATGTTGAGGGTTTACCATAAGCTTTTGAACGTGATAAATAACCATTCTGCTTAATCGCCCGATTGACATATATAAGATACTTGACAATTGAAAAGTTAAATTTTCCTTGCCTGATATTATCAAAATCAGATTCTTCGGATTCTCCAGTGTTTAGGGTAGGGTAGAATGATGCATAAAATTCTGCTATGTTGGCCGCGCTCATGTTGTTAAGATAGTCTGCTAAACATGTTGAGCCGATTTGTTTATATTCATTTGTGTCATTGTTGCGGATAATATAAGTAAAGTTGCGGAGTCTGTTGATTTTACAATGGTCGCATGTGGGGCTTGTATTACGATAGATTTCAGGGATATCCGTTGAGGATATAGAGTTAATAATATTTCCTGTTGGCAAGTGTTCAATTTTCGCAATTAAGGTATATCCTTCAATGGTTGGACGAAAACCGGATATTTCTACAGTGTAAATTGTAACCTTGCAATCTATAGAGTTAATCCGTTCTGAATCCCAAATTTTGATAATTTTTTCAAATTTTCCAGTGATATTGTATACAATGGGAGGTAGGTTTAATTTATTGGCCTTGCGGATAAGATAGTTAATTTTTTCAATGAAATCTGGATATTTATAATCCATTATCTCGAAAATTTGAGACTCTGATTTTTCCGGTAACATTCTAGACTCCTTCTTTTCTGTCTGTTAATGGACTATTTTTCGAGAAAATTTTACAAATTTTTCCCTTTTTTCGCTACAGGATATCTCATGAGTGAGTGAGATAATTTTGAGATATCCTGTAGCGCATGAAAGAGGAAAATTTAGAGATAAAAGTTAATCGTCGTTGTCTTTTCTATTTTTGATTTGTTCCTCCAATTTTTCTTTTTTCCTGTCATGGATAGCATATCCAGTAATGATCATTGCACTAATAGCAGTAATGGCGTTAACGTGATTATCGCTATTATCGTTCGTTTCCCCATGTATTTTTTGATCATACCAGTGTCCTAATTCGTGCGTTAATACGTCAATGGATTTTTGTAAATCCCATAACATATCCTCTCTAATATCAATAATACCAGTACTAGGGTGAAAAATACCAGGATGGCGCGCATCTTTTGACGCAATTTTTAAAGACGTATGAGCATTAAACCCTACTTTTTTACAAATTTTTCTCAAATATCCCAATACTACTTTTTGTTCGGGTGATATCTTATGTGTAGTTGTTTTCTGGTATTTTTCCTTATAAACTTCTTTCAGGTATGATTCATCCGTCCCAATTTCTGAGGATACAATTTCTCTAATGTAAGTACCAAATTTGTCCTCAGAAATAACACTGTGTACACCTCTATGAATAGCGTCAACGGACTTGTCAATACTGGTTTGTAATACTGTTTTAACTCCAAAAACCTTTTCAAATCCTAATTTCATTGCCTTTTTGCTTGCGTCGGACATATACCACTCTCTAATTGTAATGTTTGTTTCCTGTTTTCCCGATTCAATAGCCTTAAAAAATAATTCCCAAATTTTAGAGTCTTCACATTGCGCTATTATTTCCCCAATTTGATTATTTATTTCCCAATTTTCTAGAGTGCTTCTGCCTTTTTGCATTGATACTTTAATCAAGTTATAGGATAGTCCGAATTCGCTTGATTCTTTTACAAAAACACCTTTAACATAGATTTTAGAAATATCATCTATGCTAGACTTTGCAATGATACTGCCTTTTAGAGTGGAAAAAATGATTGTAGATTCATCTAAGAACAATTCATCGTAGTATGTAGGATACTCCCAATTTGAAACCTCTACACGTGTACCATTGACAGAAGGGTTTCCCCAGGTATAGACAATCTTGAAAGTGTTTTTTCCTGCCGTAATGGTTTTTTCCGTGTGATAGATATAGTCATGAGAGTACACTATCATGGGGAGGTTAAGCTTAATGGATAGCATAAATGCAAGCTTTAATCCTTCTCCGAATTGTCCTATACTTTCCCCCGTTCGATTCTCGTGTTCACCTAATAATAGATGATGCGGTTTAATCCCTTCTCCGCTATCCTCAATAATCAACGTGTTATTTTTCACGTACACCTTAACCGGGGTATGTGTATCTCGCGCGTTCGCTTCTAATTCCCTTGCCATTTCCTTATATCCCCAGTTGCCAGCATAAGAATAAATCATTGAATAAGGTATTTCATCCATGTTAGATTTTTTGGTCTTGCGCGTAGTGGACATTTTAGACTCCTTCTTTTTGTTTGTCTGACAATTGAATTTATTTGGGTTGGATTAGAGTTTATAAACTCTCTAGAGTGCTCGAATATTGTTTTATTCGAGCCCTCAATAAGAGGCTATAAGCTTATATGGTTTGTTTTCCTATGTCCCTAATTAGATTAGAAAATTAGAGAGTGTTGAGAATTTTAGCGGTTTCGATCAAGGTTTGAACAGCCGGATAAACTAGACAAAAGACGACCAATAGCACGATTGTAACGAACGTCAAAAATACGATTGCACGAGGGGAAAGTGATAGTCCGAACATTTTAGACTCCTCTTTTTGGGTTGGGTTGGGATTAATTGAAAAGTGTATTGAGATGGATGATTTTTTTCATGTAATCAAGATATTCTTTATGGGTAATACGCCTCCAAATTTTATTATTATGATCGTCAATTCTCACAAGTCTGAATTTGATATCTAGCGATAACACGATATTGGCTGTTGGAGAGGGCGCAATAAATTCTATGCTTTCGGGGATTTTATTTAGCAAAGCGAGTATTTCTAAGGTTTCTGATGTCATTCTAGACTCCTCTTTTTGTCTGATAATTGAAATGGGTTTGTTGGATGTGTCTTATTCACAAAAGACACAAAAGACGATTTAAACAGATCGTTTCGCTTAAATGGTCTTTTCTGTCTTTTCTGGTTTGAAAATTGTAGGGCTTTTTTGGATATCCCTGTAAAGTGATTTATTTAGTTTATTTGAATTTCGGCGTTTGTCCCCTTTATAGTCGCAAGTCGGGTATTAGTACGCAATTTTGACTATAACCGTCTATTTTTCGGTTTCTGAATAATTTAGCGTGTAACCAGTCTACCTAATGATATCTGATAATAACTTAGGTTTGCCCCTCTGGTATACACTTCCAATATCGGATGATATCCCTACCCTACCTATTCGGTTTGAAAATTTGCGGTTTCCAGGTTTCCAACCCGGAAGGGAAAAACGAATAAATTTATATAAAATTTGCTTATTGCTTAAGCAAATTTTACCCGTAAAAAAAAGTATGTCAACTTAAAATTTTCAATTTTTTATCGTTTTTTCTTAGGGTATGTTGGATATGTTTAACCAGTATATGTGGGGGTATGGTAGGAACAAACCCCCATATATGGCTATTGTGAAAGTAGGTACAATCAGAATTCAATGATTATTGAAAAGGGTTTTAAAAATACAATAATAGTCTTTAACATTACTAATTTGTCAGAACAAAATTTTTTCGCAATGTGGGATATTAAACCACCATATATAGGGGTATGTATCTCGTTTCATCCATATATAAGGGGGTAGTGTATATTTGACAGAATCGATTGCATGTGTGAGTGACAGGGAATAATAATAAATGACACAATTTTATTAGTAGGATGGATAGGGTATGTGGGATAAGTTTATATTATGTAAGATAGATAGATAGATAGATAGATAGATAGATAGATAGATACTGCTATTCTATTGCCAATGGATAGAACGAACGATAGATAGAACGATGGAAGATACCTGGATATCAGAACAAACAATAAATAACAGTGGATAGCATGGATAGCACATGGATAGTGCATGGATAGCATGAAATGAGGGGAAATGAGAGTAGAGTCTATTCATATAATATGTATATCAGGGTGATATAAGTAATGTAGGTTTAACTAGGATGGATGATAGATAATGGATAGCACATCCAGAATAGGGCTATTGTACCTATTAGTGTAGGGTTTCACAATATAGTGATAGGTTTCACAAGTGGGGTACAATTAGAGTATAGGTAGAACGTATGGTCTAAGTATAGGTAGGTTCAATGGAAGGGGAGTAGGATAGCAGGATACTGGATAGCGCATGGATAGCGCACACATCCACTGATGATAGAACGGGTATTCTAAGAACGTATGGTCTATTATTATGTAAACATTATAAGATAATGAACATATGACAGTATAGTGTAAGATAATGAACATAGTGTAAGATAATGAACAGATAGGGGGTATGTGTCTATTATTGAACAGGTGTCTATTATTTAACATAGGGCATAGCGTAAGACTTTTCTTTAACATTAGCGCTGGTTTGAATCTTAAAATTATTAAGAAAATTAAGCCTCCCCTTGACGATCTTAAGAACAGAATAAAATTATTCAATTTATAGCCTAAAAAGCTTGATAATTTGTCATAATATATACATTATGGCAAATAACAGGTGATTATTAATGAGAATCATTATCAATAGCCCCTATTTTACATGATTATTATGATAAAAAACAGAAAAAATGCCCATAGCTATTCAACTCACACACCCACTTCTAACCCCCACTCCTCCTCATCACACCACCCAATACCAACTATTTTAACCCTCAAATAATTTGCTATAATATTAAATAGACCCTAATACATCCCTAATACATCCCAATATACATCCCAATAGACCCTAATAATCTCCAATAAAACTAATAACCCCTAACAAATTCTAATAGTCAATAAAACCAATAACTCGAATAATCCTAATAATCCCTGATCCTAATAAACCTAATATCTCAACCTAATACCCTAACCTAATACTTTACATCTAACGTCTAGCATCTAACATCTAACATCTAACATTCAAACCTAACCCCTACTACACTATAAGAAACAAAAATACTCCGTCCCTGCCAGCAAGGAGGAGTATTGTTTAGAGCATTGTTTAAATAAAAAATGTTCGAAATTGAAATTAAGAATATCCGAAAAATGAATCTGTCAAATGGTCAGTCAAATTGCCAGAAGAATCCCACAACCTATAAATACCCAACTAAACTATAATAAACTATAATAAACCACACAATTTTTAAAACCAAAAAAATGCCTAAACTTCCACCAAAAAGGAGGTAAAAAAAAAGTTATATGTCTTTGAATATAATTCTTTAGTCTCTTCTTTTTTTCTTAAGTCTTCTCTTTATAGTTTCTTATATAGTATCTTTGTGTCCAGGCGCTGACCCATTTCGATAATCTCCTGACTCATTTCGATAATCTCCTGATCGATATTGATAATCTCCTGACCAATAATGATAATCTCCTGATCGATTTCGATAATCTCCTGACTCTTAAAATGGCAAAAAAATATAGACTTTTGCCATTTCTAGTTGCCAGAAATATTCTCGCACTTTTGCCGACATTGCTATTAGATTGCTTTAAATCGCCATTATTCATTTTGCTACCATTATTAATATTCATAATTTTATTATTCTTTTTATTCTTACCCATTGTTTCCATTCTTACTATTCTTGTGTTTTCGTTTCGGTCTTTGCCCTTTTTACCATTTCTAATAACAATTCAATTTCTGTTTCTTCTTCAAGAGAAAGATCAAATTCACCATTTTCTATAGAGTTATATTTTGCAATATATGCTTCAAATCTTTCTTGTAGTGGGGCATAATATCGAACTTGTTTTTTGGAAATATGTGACTTGGGAGTAACATCTAATATCAAAGACGTATTGGGTTCAAAGTAAATATTCTTACGCTTACTTTTTCCCGATCCAACTATTTCTTTTCCTGACAGTATATCAATTGCATCCCTAACCGCATTTTTAGAAAAACCCAATTGTTTAGCAATCTTTCCTACAGCCATATAACAATACCCTGATGATCTAGAAAGTAACCAAATCTTTCCATATACCAGAGCAATTACAGGAGTAGTTTTTTGGAGTAAAACATCGGATGCTATTACATAATAACCGGAAAATAAAGAGTCGTCGCCAATTCCAAATATATTATTGCTATTGCTATTGCTGCTTTTATTCTTATTTTTGTTTTTATTATTTACATTTACATTTACATTTACATTTGCATTTGCATTTGCATTTTCCATTATAAAATTATTTTCTCCTTATGAATTATAAGAAAAAAGAATCCGTATAATTAAATATACAGACACAGACCAACACCATCTTACATTTTACCATATATACATATTTTTTGCTATTGCATTCTCGTTCTATTTTTCCTTTTTACAATTATAAAATTTATTGCAAATTTCTATATATTTACATTTTTACATTCTTATAAGTCTTGACAAGGATTATGTAATATGATAAAGTTAATAAAGTTGTTCTATCTATGTGCTTGTTAAAGTTAAGCATAGGTATTTATATTTATTGTATATCCATACAATTGCAATTATACCATTAAAGGAGATTTAATATTGTAATTAATAATTGTATTTTTACTGCTATTTCGTTTTACTTTATAATTACAATAAATTAAAAAATATGGCTGACAACAACAATGACAACAATAATAACAATGACGACGAAATATCTCCACCTTTATCTTCTCCACCAGACAACAATGAATCTTTTTTACCATTACCGTTATTATACGAAATTGAAGTTTACGATGCTATAACTGAATCCGTTTATATTTTTCATTTGTTAGGAAGAAGTTTTTCCGAAGTCTATGAAGATGTAGTTTTTTATTGTGATGACAGTTTAGGCGAAAATAGTTGGGAAATATTAAGACTTGACCTTAAACATGAAATCAAGATCATGAACGTATATCACTTCTTAGAAGATGAAAAAACCGAAAATGAAAATAAAAATAACAATGGGAATCATTTTGAGTGGGAAGGAGGTGAAGATTGTCCAATGTGTATTGTAACTACTGGAAAAATTGAATTAGATCGAGTTATGAAATTTAATTGCACTTGTGGCGAAGAATTAATTGTTGGCGATACGGGTTGGATAAAATGCTATTGTCCTGGCTGTAATAACGAGATTTTAAGAACTGACATTACAAGAAATTCTGAAACTGGTAAGTTAATATATACTAAATCTAATTATCAATAGAATGAAAAATAAAAAAGATATTAAAATATATATCTATGTTTTAATCGATCCTGATACAGAACAAATAAGATATATAGGGCAAACAAACAATATTAAAAAAAGATATTTATATCACATTTATGAGGCATTACATCCTGAATATAGTAGTTCTCCAAATACTCATAAAAATCGATGGATCAGAAAATTAAATTCAAAAAACAAAAAACCAATAATTAAAATTATAGAAGCTACAGATTATGAACACAGAAATGAGAAAGAACTTTATTGGATAGATCATTACAAAAATTTAAACTACAAGTTAACCAACACTATAAACGGAAGCACCGAAACTCAAAATTATAAAAGAGAAAAAGGACTAAAAGTAGAAAAAACACAATTATTTTTAAAAATAAAAAAGAATCTTTTGAATTCGTTACGTCGTTTTTGTTGTATGGCTTATAATATAAAATTAGATAAAATAGATAAAAATGCTGTAACAATTGAAATACCTAGAAATATTAATCTTAGTTATTTTAAGAATAAGTGTCCAATTGATATGCCCGATATTATACCAGATAATTATTTCTCTGATAATGACAAAATAAAAATAACTATTAATGAATATTTTAACTTAATAAACGATTATAAAAATCCATTTAAAAATATAAGTGAGAAAGATTTCGAAAAATTTGATGACTGGTATTATAATAAATATCTAATAAGCGCCTAGTTAATTTTCATATAAAAGGAAAACGATAAACATTGAAAATACAATCTTTTTATATATTTAAGTTGCCAAGCAAAAAAATAATAAGTAATAACTTTAATATAGATTTAACTACTTCTCAAGCCCGAAAAAATGGAATGATTGTATCGATTGCAGAAAATCAAGCTATTCGATCATTATTTCATTTGCAAAATCGCGATTACGATATAAAAGAATTGGATAATCTTTTTCAAGAAAAGAAAAAAATAAAAAATAAAAAATCATCTTCTGAGAATATTAAAAAGATATCAGAAATTGAAAAAAGAATAAATGAAATTCTTTTTATTCCAGAATTTATTTCTGTTGTTGTAAATAATAAAAGACATTATTCTAAAATTATTCAAAATTCATTTTGGATAAATGGCATTAAATATGTTCGTCTAATGTGTGGGGCAGGGCATAGTAGACGAAATACAGTCATTTTTTGTAGTGAAGAAATTTTTCAGCCTTTAAAAAATATTTTAGATAATAATAGAAATCCTGAAATTGAAATATCTCCAAATAAATATAATGCTTATTTTGCTCTAAGCTTTTCGGGAACAATAAAAGTTAGCGATCCTTATTTTACAGTTATTCCAGATTTGGAAATTACAAGAAAAGAGCAAATAGATTATGTAGTTGAAAAAAACGGATACGAAAAAATAGAACAAAAGGAAATGCCAATTACTTTTAATGTTTTCGATGGCATGGGATTGATTTCAATACAACAAGCAAAAAAATGGAGTGAAGAAATTGGATTAAATTATATACCGTCTACATTCATTGTTAGAAATTCTTTTATTAAAGGAATGGTTGCAGTTATGGATTTTCATCGTTTTTCAGATGAAATGGGAATACACATGGCAACCGATATATATGGGAATACGGTAAATATTCGAGATATGGATTTAATATTAACTAAATCTATGTTTAAAGGTCATTCATTTTATAATTCTTTATCTGAATATATACAAAATTGTAAATCTAATTATTTATATTGGGGCATCAGTCGCTATGCGCCAGAAAAAGATCAAGATTATGTTTTTTCGAATTATCAATTTAATCAAAATTTAAATTTAAATAATGAAAAAATTGAAAAATTATGCCAATCAACAATTGATTATTTCGATAAAATTATTAAAAAAGACATTGCTTATACGCTATTATATTTATTAGGAAAGCTTTCTCAAGATCAAAATGATAAAGATATTTTTTATAAAATTGATGATCCTGTAGTAAAAGCCCTTATTCTTAACAATGATCTTATTAATGATCCCTATATTCAAAACTATATTACTCATTCTTTGAATAAAAAAATTCGAGAGTCTTATATTGGCAACATATTATTAGAGGGTAATTATAGTACTATGATTGCTGATCCCTATGCATTAATGGAACATCTTTTTAATTTACCAGTAAAAGGATTATTAAATAAAAAAGAACATTATTCAAGTTATTGGTTAAATAAAAATGTAAAAAAAGCAGTAGCCATGCGCGCTCCTTTAACTTGGAGGAGCGAGGTAAATCCATTATATTTTAAGAAAAATGATCAAACAAATTTCTGGTATCAAAATATTCAAAGTGGAATAATTTATAATATTTTTTCTATAGACACTATGTTACAAGCAGATTCGGATTATGATGGTGACTTAATAATGACCACCAATAATCCCATTGTATTAACCAGTGTTTTTGGTGGATTGCCAATTACTTATGAAAAAGAAAAAGCTCCAAAATCAAAGATCATAGAAGAAGAATTATATTTAGTAGATAATAAATCTTTTGATGCTCCAATTGGAGTAATTACTAATAATTCTACTACGATGATTGCCATGCTGGAAAATTATGAAAAAGATTCTCTTGAATATAATGAATTAATTGAAAGATTAAAACTTTGTCGTTTTTATCAAGGGCAAGCAATTGACGCGGCTAAAAATACAAATTCAAAGAAAATGCCTTATTATTGGTCTAGAAAAATAAAAATTACAGATCAAATGTCTGAAAAAGAAAGATTAGAAATACAATTTAATAATAATTTAGTAATTAATAAGCGGCCCATTTTTATGCGTTATATGTATTCGCACTTAAATCAAAAATACATTAATCATAATTTAGAGTTTGAAACGTTTACTTTTACTCAATTTAATAAATTCTTATTTGAACTACTTGATCAATATAATCAAAATCCAGAAACATGTACAGAAGATGAATTAATAGCTATTGAAAAATATTATCGTCAAAGTCCAGTGATTGAATCTAATTGTACATCGAATAAAATATGTTTTTATTTAGAAAATAAAATTAAAGAAATTAAAAACGATGCAAAAAATGCCATTGTTACAAATGAAATTTTCAAAGATGTTGAAAACAATACGGATGTTGAAAAATTAAAAAAATTAAATGCATTATATTTAAAATATAAGTCTAGAAAAAGAAATTTAAGCAATTCAAGAAACGGAGGTAATGAAGATGGAAATGAAGATATGTTTAAAACTTTAAATCAGTACTATAAATCTATTCGCGAAGAGGCACTTGAAATTAGTTCTGATATTCAAGAATTAGCATATTTAGCATTAAATATTTGCTATATAGTTCATGAAAATGATAATAAACAATTTGCGTGGCAAATATTTGGTGATGGCATTATAAAATGTTTAATAAAATATAGGAAACCAAATTGCTCTATTCCTTTTTTATCAGAAGATGGAGATATCGAATATTTAGGAAAAAAATATAAGATGATTGAAATTGAAGTAGAAAAAGAAATTACAGAAATTGAGGATAATTATGATTCCTATTTTTAATGAATTGAAATATGCTGAAGATTTATTGGAATTGGGTTTTGTAAAATTTATGTCTACAAAAGACTTAATTATTTTAGCAAAATATTACAAATATCTAAATTTAAAGCCCAAAGAAATTCAAAATAAATTAATTGAATTTTGTGAAAAATATAATTCTGGTTTTGATATATTTATGTATCGAGAAAAAATAAACAGAGTTATGCGTAAAAGCAAAAAATTTGATTTATTATTACCAGTTGATATATCTATTACTAAGCAAGAAATCAATAAAATTAAAGAAATTGACAATTATAAATACGAAAAAATACTATTTGTTTTTTTATGCTGTGCTAAACACTATAAGCAATCTTATTTACGACAAAATAAGGATAAAATAGATAACAAAGAACATCGTTTATTTTTAACATTTTCTACAATATTAAAATTATCAAAAGTATATATGAATAAAAAAGATCAAAAAGAATTATTAAATTTTTTTTATCGAAAGAATTACATTCGAGCATTTACCCCAAATTATAAGAATTGTCGAAGCGCATTTGAACTTTTATTTGTTGATGACGTTAGTACTGATACGGAAGTTTTAGTGACAGATATGAATAAAATTATTTCTTTTTATCCGTCCTATTGTAAAATATGTGGAAAAGTAAAAATTAGTTCCAGATATAAAATGTGTAAAGAATGCAGTAAAGAAGTAAGAATGGAAAAGGAAAGAAATCGAGCAAGAGGAAATTAAATAATTGCGTATAGATTTACGCACTCTGGCAAGTTTCTTGGTATATGAATAAGAAGTTAAAAAATGGAAAAACGAATAGAAATGTTTTATACATAATATATGTTCTATAAAAAATGTAAAAAAATATGAAAAAAACTATTGTTGAATCAAAAACATATCTTTCGCAGGTTTCCAAAAATATTTTAATTACTGAGCGAGAATTGGAAAGCATTCGAAGTTTAAATAATTATCGTTATGAAAAAATATTGTTTACAATGTTGGTGCTAGGTAAATATTCCAAGTGTATTAATTCAAAAAATAAATCTAAAGAATATTATATCAAAGAGAGTATCGATACTATTTATCGTCTTGCTCATACAGTTAAAAAGAAAAATGAAAATATTTTTCATACTCTTTATAAAATGGGTTTTATCAATAGTATAATAAAAGCAGATTGTTTTGTATTAACATTCACGAATATTGATGATAATTCTGAAACAAAAATAATAGTTAAAAATATGTCTAATATTATTTCTTTTTATCCTTTATTTTGTGAAACTTGTGGAAAAGAATTTATTAAATTTCATAGAAGTCAATGTATATGTCTTGAATGTCAAAAAGTAAAAATCTTCGAAAACTTAGAAGTAAAAGATATCAATATAGTTAGGTATGCCGTATATTTAAAACGTTTTTTAAATACGGTATATATAATGTGTTTTCAACAAAAAAGGCAAAAGATATGGAAGAACCTAATCAAGAACCTAAACCTAAATCAAAACCTAAATATACTAACGGTAATTATAGAACTGAAAATGATGTTAATACTGAATCATTTATAAAATTACTATCAGACGAAACAGGATTTACTCAAAAAGATTGTCTTACTTTTTTAAGAGCGTTTATAAAAGTTTTTGCTAGAATTATAATTTCTGGAAAAAGGTTAGTTATAGTTGGATTTCTTTCTTGCTATATGGAACCTCAAAAAGGTGGATTGCACTATGATGGTATAGGATATAAATATGATCTTTTAATACCATTGGATAAAATGCATTTTAAGTTTAGCCGATATTTTAGATACTTGGTTAAAAAACATCGAGATATGGAAGAAAGTAAAGAATACTATTTACCGTCTTTAAAAGAGAAATCAATTAAAAACGAAGAAGAGTTTGAAAAATTTAAAGAGAAATTTGAATCAGAAAAAAATATCGGTAAATAGACCGATATTTTATTTATTTTATTAATTTTTATTATTTTTTATTTCCTCCTATGATGAGGATGATGAAAGGAGAATTTTATTATGGCGGTTACTTTTGTACCGGGGAATCCCCCAACTTATACTTTTCGAACAAGCGATTTAACGAGTGGTTCAGTAATTAATGATACTACAACTCCTGTTGGCTATATTGGTGCGGTAGGTATTGATCTTGATACAAATGAATATTATCGAGTTACCGCTGCTAAAACCGTAGAGAAAATTGCTTTATCTGTAATTGAAAAAGCGTATAATTTTATTAGCGGTTCAATGATTGTTTTAAATGGAACTAGTGTAAATGTATCTTTACCTACTGGAACGGTTGCAACTAAGATTTTTGCTAGAGTAGGGGATATTTATTATGAAATCAATCCTACGAATGGTAGTGCGTCTGGCTCTAGTTCGGGATATGTAAAACAAGATTTTATGGATATTATTCCAATTTTGAGTAATTATACATCTTTGGCGGTAATTGGAGGCTCCAGTGTGGTACATTTACAGCATTTTAAACAAGTTAAATAAGGTTGGTAGAATAATGTACGGTAGTGATAATTTGTATTATCGGATGTGGGGTGTGTCATGTTGAGCTTGCCGCGAATGCGCGCTTTGATGATTGGGCGGCGCGGGACTGCCGCTACCTTCAATCTGACCGCGACCACCACCGGGGCGGCAACTCTGACATTACAGCGCATCACCCCGACCGGGGGGACGTGTACCGTGTCCTGGGGTGATGGGAGCGCGGATAGCACAATTGCCGCGGGCAATATTGGCACGACTACCCACGCATACGCAGGAGCAGGAACGTGGGCGGTTAAGATCAGCAACCCTCTATTGATAACCTACTTTGACGTGCGGGACACAAAATTGAGCTGCGTGGCAGGCCAGATCGGAGCACTTAAGTCTCTACAGGCTTTGCACCTGGATTTCGTAGCAAATATTATGGTTGGGGCGGGCGAGATTGGCGGGCTTACATCTCTGACGTATCTATATCTGTACAACAGCGCAAACATCACAGCCGGGGCAGGAGAAATTGGCGGCTTAAGTTCGCTGACATATCTTTATCTGAGATCGGTTGCCAACGTTACGGTTGGGGCAGGCGAGATTGGCGGTTTGCTCAATTTGGCAACACTAGTAGTTTATACCGCTACCAAAGTTACTATCGGGGCGACCGAAATTGGAAGTCTCACCAACCTGACCGGGTTAATTATTATTGGCAGTTCTAACGTTGCTTTCCAGACCGGGATAGGGAATCTACTGAAACTAACAACAGTTCAATACGAGAACACTTTATCGCAGGCCCAGGTGGACAGTGTACTGGCACAACTTTACGCCGCCTTCCCTACCCGCACCGGCACGAACGGCACGATAGACGTAGCGGGCGGTTCCAATGCCGCGCCTTCGGGTACATACCAGGCGGCCAACCCGCCCACCACGGGCAAAGAGTATGCCTACGAGTTGGTGAACGATAGCGCGGGCGTATCCACAAAACATTGGGCGACGGTGACGACCTCATAAGGAGCAGCGATGACAACCTATTACCTGATTCACAACGACAACTTAGTCGGCACAATCGAAGCCGATACCCCCGGTTTCGTGGCGCTCGGCCTGCTGCGCACGACCGAAGCTATGTCACTCATGGACTCGCGCCACGTCGATAACCTGATGACCAATCTCAGCCTGACACCCGCCGAAGCTCTCGCCGCGCTCGGTATTGTAGACACCCGCGCAAGCGCAATCAAGGCGCTCCTGGTTGCGCCGCAAATCGTGAGCCTGCAAACCGTCGTAGACGGCCCGGCTTACAAACTTGCCGACGTTGGCGCATACAGCATTTATCAGGTGGACGCGGCCCAGGCTAACCTGCTGGCAATCCACAACGAGTTATATGCAATGTCACCTGCATCCACCCTGGGCCTGCTGGCGGTAGTCAGCGTGTTCGGCACATCGTTTTACCCGTCCGCGGTGCGAACCGCCATTGGGCAGACCGCGGCCCAGGCCATTGCGAGACGCGACCGGATTGCAGCGTACCTGGAGAGCATCGGAAAAACCAACACTACCGCCCTGCGCGCTGCAACCGATGAAGGCGCGCAGATTGCCGGTATTGCGACCGCGCTGGGCGTGGATATGAGCGCAGTATGGGCGGCGATGGTGGAATAGGTCCGATAAGGAGCATTATCGATACTGAAACCTTATTTAATATTAATATCAATATTAAATACAATGAATAAAAATCTCATTTTATTTGCGTGTATACGCGCAAATAGCAAGCCCCGCGATTAGCTTGTGAGAGTGCCAGAGAATGAGCGGGATTCTCTGTGCATATTTATAAAAAATAATTAGATAAGAGGTGAAATTGAAACAGCGTATTTTTGAATATTGTCTAAATAAAAACAAAGATGAATCTTGGGAAATATTATCTAAGAAATTTGGATATTCTTCAAAAGATGCAATTCGTTCTGCTTTTCGTAGAGAAAAAATTAAGAGAAAAATTCAAGAAATTTACGATGAAGATCGGAAAGAAGAACTAGAAGAAGAAGGTGCATATGCACACCATCAATATGGAGAATCTATAGAATATCATAAGGATGGTAGTATTACATCGGATAAACTTATAGAAATTTGTAATGCACAAGAAAAAACTCCTGAATTTTTATTGAAGGCACATGGATTTGATTCTAATAAATGGAATCTTGTTTATGCGCGTAACAACCTTTGGCATGGCTTACAGAAAGGTGGAGTAGATCGGACAATTCTTTATCAATCTAAGATTACTGTTGCTCCTAAAAAACAACTCGAATGGTCTACCGAATTAGTAGATAGGCTTTTTGAAAGTTTAAAGATAAAAAATTTATCTCCAATTAAGATAAAACCAAACTTTTATTCTCCAAACAATAAGGTTTTAGTTGTTCCAATTGCGGATTTCCATCTAGGATTAAAGGCAACTCAAGCTTCTACAGGTAATGAATATAACATTGAAATTGCTGAACTTTCATTTAATGATGCAATTGCTCAAATAAAAGAGCGAGTTGCTAATCAAAGATTTCAAGAGATAGTTTTTGTTGTCGGAAACGACTTTTTGAATTTCGACAATTTATCCGGTACAACTACGGCTGGAACAGCACAAGACAATGATTCATTTTGGTTTGAAATGTTTGATAAAGCAATCGAATTAATTATTTCTGGAACTTTAAGTTTATTGGAAATATCTAAAGTAAAAATCATTAATGTAGTTTCTAATCATGATCATCAATCAATGTATGGCGTTATGAAAGCCATTCAATATTATTTTAAAGATAATAAGGATGTAACGGTAGACATATCTCAGTTACCTAGAAAATATTATCGTTTCAATAAAGTGCTACTTGGTTTTTCTCATGACATAGTAATTAAAAATGCTCTTTCTTTAATGACAACGGAATCAAAAGAAAATTGGAGTTTTTGTAATAAATATTATTGGTTTTTAGCGCATTTGCATCGAGCCATGCAGTATGACAATCAAGGTTCTTTAGAGATTATTCGCTGGCCTACTATTTCTGGCTTTTCAAGATGGAGTGCCAGTAAAGGTTATGTTCAAAATGATCAGAGGACACAAGTTTTTATTATTGATGGAGAATTAGGAATTTTAGATGCTTTGAATATTTTTGTATAAACAATATTTATTTATTGTTGGGAACGTTAGGAGTACTTAGGTATGGGTATGAATTTAAATGATAACGATAATGATGATGACAGTAATAAAAAAGATTTAAAAAAAAAGTCAATTAAAATGGGGGTTTCTGGATTTTTTGACAATGACAAAAACGTAAGAGAATTAAAAAGTTGGGTATGTCGCGGAAAATGCTTAAGTCGTCATCCCCTGAAAGATTTTTATATTGCTACAGACCCAATTGACGCTATGGGAACTGGAAGAATGAGTGTTTGTCGATTTTGCGTTAATGATCTTTACCATACTTATCTTTCGTCCGAAAAGTCTTTTGAAAAAGCAATATATAGAGCTTGTAAAGATTTAAATGTTCTTTATGAACCTACGGCAGTAGAAGTTACAAGACAATATGTTGATGGAATAGAGGCAAAAGGTGGTATAGCAAAAAATGTATTTGGTGTGTATCGAAAAAATTTAAATGCTACAGGTGTTGGATTTGGTTTTTCATCTTTAGACAATTTATCATTTCGAGAAAATACAAAATACGATGCTCCCCCTCTTGATCCTACGGAATATGGTGACGATGTTGTTGAAAAATTAGTTAGTTTTTGGGGGGAAGGAATGGAACCAGAAGATTATAGTTTTCTGGAAAGAGAACTTTCCCGATTTAAAAAAACACATAAATGTGATACCGCGGCAGAAGAGTCATTATTAAGAGAAATTTGTTTTTGTACTTTGGATATTCGTAAGATGCGTCAAGAAGGAAAATCCGTGTCGAACGGAGTAAAAATGCTTCAAGAGTTAATGAAAACGGCAAGCGTTGATCCCGCTAAAACTTCAATTGCAGGAGCGGGTAAAAGTCAAGATACTTTTTCGTCGTTTATTAAAACCATTGAAGAAAATGATCCAGCGGAATATTATAAAGACAAGAAATTATTTAAAGATTTTGATAATATTGAATGGTATTTTGAAAAATATGTTTCCAGGCCATTGAAAAATTTTATTACTCTTTCGCGGGATTTTAATGTAGATGATGATTCCGGTGGTGACGAAGAAGATTTTGATATAACGTCAATGGATGAAAGTTAATATTATGGCAAAATCAGCACATCTTAAATCTGATTTTAAAAAACATGCTCAAAGCAATAATGATTTTCAAAAGCCAAAAGATATGGTTCTTCATGGAGTAATCGATGAAGAAGAAAAATCAAGATTAATCAGATGGATTACTTTCTTTCGCCGCAATCCTCATAGGTTTATTTTAGAATATTTTGGAATACATCTTCACCCCTATCAAATTCTTATGATTTGGGTTTTGCAACGAAGTAATCTTGCTTATATTGTTGCAAGTCGCGCAAGTGCTAAAACTTGGTTGATTGCTGTTTGGGCTTTAACATTAGGTGTTTTATATCCAGGCATTAAAATAATTGTATGCGCTAAAACATTAAAACAAGGCGGCATTTTAATTAGTGAAAAAATAAAAGGATTAATTGAAACACATCCTAATGTGGCTAGAGAAGTACGTGTATATACTCATAATGCAAATACTTATGAAGTAATAATGCATTGCGGAAGTACAATCAGAGTTGTGCCAAGCTCGGATTCTAGCCGTGGGAATCGTGCAAACTACATTATTGTAGAGGAATCTCGCTTGGTAGCAAAAGATATTTTGGAAGCGGTGATTAAACCTTTTCTTGAAGTACGTACTCCTCCTTATCGTTTAAAACCAGAATATTCTAAGAATAAAGACCTCATTGAAGAAGGAATTATTTCTTATATTACATCTTCTTGGTATATTGCAGAATATTGGTATCAATACGTGAAAACATGTATTCGGAGAATGGTTTCAGGCGATGAAACCGCAAACTTTTTAGCGTTTGATTATTTAATAAGTCTTTATCATAATATTAAAACTAAGGAAATGTTAAAGAATGAAATGGCAGATATGGATGCTGTTTCTATCCAAATGGAATATTTAAATATTCCTGCCGGAAGTAGTAGTAAAGCATTTTTCAAACCGTCGATGTTTTCTAGAACATTAAGTTTGGCTTTCTATCCTCAAAGAGAATTAACGTTTGATCCAAAACATAACCCCTATCAACTTAAATCAGTGGAAGGCGAAATTAAAATAGTTAGTGTAGATGTTGCTACAAGAGCCGGGAAAGCGAACGATCTTACTATTGTTTCGGTTATAAGACTTATTCCATTGAAGGGAAAAGGATACGAAAGACATTTAATATATCAAGAGAGTTTTAAGGGTATCAATACATTATTGCAAACAAAAAGAATCAAAGAAATTTTTTTCGATAGCGAAAGTTCATTTTTAGTGCTTGATCTTCAGAACGCGGGAATTGGAGTTTTTGACTCATTAAGCCAAAATACCAATTGTGATGAAAGAGGAACAATTTTTCCTCCTATGACAGTAGCCAATGATTCTTATATAGATGAAACTTTAAGAATAGAGTTAATGGATCGTACTTTAGGAGTTGGGGCATTACCTGTAATATATCCTATTCGAGCATCACAACAAAGCAATAGCGTTATGTCATCGGCATTAAGAGCGTCATTACAGAAAAAATTATGGAAATTTTTAAAATCTGAAATAGATGCAGAAGAATTCTTAATTAGAACTAATAAAGAGTTTAGAAAAGACAGTAATGATTCTGCAACTTCATCCTTTTTTCTTAGTCCCTATGTTAATACATCTTTGTTTATTAATGAGTGTATTAATTTGGATATGAAATTAGTAAACGGTTTAGTCAAATTAGTTGAAAGACCGGGTTGTTACAAAGATAGATTTAGTTCTATTTTATATGCTAATTCTATTATTTCAGATATTTTTGATATAGAATTGCTGAAAGAAAAAGAAGAAAGTGATGATTTAGCGGCAATGTTAGCAGTAACTAATTTTTAAGGAATTATAAAAGATGGATTTTATTCTTGAGGAAAAGTCATTGAATCTTCAGGAAAGAAAGGAGGTTTAATGGCTAAATCAAAAAAAAAAGTATCAGACAATAACGAAATTCTTTTAACGAGAGAGGAAGTTTGGAGTGTACTAGATTTTGCTCAAAGTTTGGCGGGTTTTTATCCAGGTATTTATACACCAGATTTATTAAATGCCAGATTAAAAGAAGTTTCTTATTCTCCTTTATCGCCTACGGAAACAGATGTATCTAATGCATTTTCTAATCTTAAAGATAGTGAAGAAGTTATTCGTTCTTATATTGAATATTTTGAAGCAGTACATATGCCATTTAAAAGAATTTTATCTTATATGGCATCTCACCTATCGTTTGATTTACTTTATACTGTGTCAAATGCTGATTCTAAAGATTATGCTTCTCCTAAGTATAAGAAAGATCAACAAATTCTTTATGAATTTTTAGATAAATTTGAATATAAATTGTTTTTTAGAAATGTTGTAAAGCAACTATTGAGAAATGAAGTTTGTGTAGTTTCTCTTAGAGAAGATAAAGATAAAATTGTTTTACAAGAATTACCACTAAGGTATTGTAAAATAACAGCTAGGGGTAGTTATAATCTTTTGGTTTCATTTGATTTTTCTTATTTTCTGCAATCGGGAATTGACATTGCTCTTTATCATCCGTTTTTTGCTGAAAAATTTAGAGAAATATTCAAAAATCTTAATAAAAAACAAGAATATATACCTTCTTTGCCTCCTGAATTACGCGGAAATTCTCAATTTGCATATTGGGTTGATTTACCCCCTCATGTTGCAACAGCATTTAAATTAGATACGTCTCAGATGGTTGCTACACCATTATTTACTGGCATGTTACGCTATTTAATTCATGATAGTACAATGATTACTTTGCAGAAAGATGCAAATATGGCGGCGGCTAGTAAGATTTTGTTAGGGGAAGTTCCTTTAATTAAAGAATCAAAAGCTTCTGTAAAAGATATGATTGCCATTGACCCAAAAACATTGGGCCAATTTTTAGCATTGATAAAGGCAAGTCTTACATCTGCAATTAAAGTAGCTAGTGCGCCCCTAGAAAATATGAAGGCTATTTCATTTAATAGTGAAACCCAAATACTGGATGATTGGACTCGTTCTGAAATGAGTTCTTCGGGTATGGATACTGCTTTAATTTATTCATCTCAATTGAAGGCTAATCTAGTTGATTCTCAACTTAGTTTTCAAAGTGATTCAAAAATTGTAGAACAATCCTTGTATCCTCAATTTGCCTTGTTTATGGAATATTGGGTAAATAAGCGAACGAAATTTAGATATTCAATACAATTTCAAGGCAATGATTATTATTTGGATCGTCAACAGCGATTTGATAAAGCGATGGGATTGGCAACTCAAGGCATTGTATTACCTCAATTAATATCGAGTAGTTTAGGCTTAAAACCCCAAGAATTGTATCGTATGCTTGAAGAATCAAAAGCAATGGGATTTGTGGATTTACTTACTCCAATTATTTCATCGTTTCAACAAAGCGCGCAAGAAGGTAAAGGCAGACCCCAAAAATCAGAAAGCGAACTTGAAGATTCAGGAGCGCAAACAAGACAGGCAGGGGGAAATATTCAAAGAGGTGGAAAAAACAAATAAAAAACAAATCTTTATTTATAACGATTAAATAATTGTTTAATTGGCCTCGTAAATAAAGATTATCTTATTATAGTTTAGTTAAATTTAGGAGGAAAATTTTATGGCTATTTCAAATAGTGTTGCTACAAAAATTAATAAAATGAATCGTGCATCTGCGGACGCCGTTCTTGGTACTGCATTTCAAACTGCTCAAACTAACATTGCTACTTTGCAGGGTCAAGTTACAGCTTTAGAGGTTGGTAGTGTAGTTACTGCTGGTAGTGTACAAGTTTCTGCCGCTCAATGTGGGGCAAGTACTGTGATTATCAACACTGGTCTTGGTACTTCTTATGGACAAGTTCTCACTATCTTACGATCAGGGTCTTTACTTGTTCCTACAAGTGCTTCTGAAATTAAAGTTTCTAACTCTAGCGGAAGTATAACCGTTGTCGGGATGTTAAGTGGTATTTTAATGACAACTGATACTATTCATTGGTTTGCATTTTAATTAATCTCCTAATTTCAAGAAAGGAGATTATAAATAAATGCATTCTTTAATTCCACAACAATTAAATAACCGTTTAGATCAAATTTTAACAAAATGTTTTGAAGGTAATAGAATTGCTGATAGGGGAATGAGCGTTTTAGGTGTTAAATTTGCTATGAATAAAACAGAGAATGTTTTACATGCTAAATTGGCTCATTTATATCCTTCGTTAGCAGATAAGATTAGTTCTTATCAAGGCTTTCGTAATAATCTTACTTTCTATGGTGTAACTCCGGCTGATAATTCAGATTATACTTCTCCGTTAGATTTTTTTGATATCATGTTTCAATATATGATTGATCTTGAAAATTTAGTGGCAGAAGCGGCGGTATTAGCCCAAGACGAAGACGATTTTACAACTTATTCTTTTCTTCAAGAATTTTCAAGAAATTTAATTCCGGTAACGGCCCAATGTTTATTATTATTAGATAAAGCTGAAAATTATAAAGATTGGATGCAGTTTGATCGAGATGTTGAAAATTTTATAATTTTATAATGATACTTAAAAGGTGAATTATTATGGGGTTTTTTTTGAATCCAACTCAGGATCAATTAAGTGAATGGTATAAATGTAATGAAAGAATCGCCCAACATTTCATGAATTATTTTCCTGTCATTTATATTGATAAAAGTAAGAATTACTATTTTGTAAAAACAGATAAGTTTAAAAAGGCATATGACGAAAGACCCTTTTCTATAAAACTTTTAGAGTTATTTCGATAAACTTAGAGAAAGACTACACTCCTTTCTCAGAAAGGAGGAAAATATTTGTGTGAATAAGATTCATTTTGATGTAAATGATGTTCAATTAGTTAGTGAAAATATAGATTCTAGTTTTGCAATTTTATCAATTGATTTTTTTGCATCTGGTGATAATCGTCATCATTTATTTGTTAGTGAAGAATCTTTGATGAAAAATGCCCATACTATTAAAAATGTTCCCTTGGTCTGGAAGTATGATAGCAGATTGGATGATATTTATACTCATGATCCTGACGAGGTTCCTTGTGGGTTTATCCCTGAATCTGCAATTATAAAAGATTCTAGATTGCCTGACGGTAGAGTTATGCTTTCCGTTATTGCATATGTGTGGAAGAAATATTCTAAAAATATTTTAGATTTTTTCAAGCGCGATGGAGATAAACCCGTTAGTGTAGAAATGAGTGTTTTTGAAACAGAAAAAAAGGGAGATATCGAAGAGTTAAAAGATTTTAAATTTGAAGCAATTACTATTTTAGGTTCTTTTGTAACTCCGGCTGTACCTTTAGCAAAGGCCACTGTTTTACAATTTGCGGAAGAGTATAAAGAAATTGTAAAATTAGAATTTGGAAGATATGGCGAATTAAATTTTAAAATTCCTCATGCTGTAAAAAGCAATGCTGAAGATGGTTTGACTTTATATAAACAGCATGGCCGTGGAGGAACGGGGAAAAATTTAGCAGTTGCTACACATTTGATGAAGAATGATATTACAAATCCTGAAAAAATTCGAAATATTGCAAAATATTTTTCTCGTCACGCAAATGATAATTTAGATGATAAAACCTCTGATGGCTGGATTGCTTGGCAATTAAGAGGAGGAAGTGCGGGGCGTACTTGGTCTATGAAGCTATTGAAAAAAATAACTGAAATTGATAATCAAGAAATGGCTTATTTTGATAATAATAGCATTATAGCCGATAACAATTTTGCAAAGGAGGAATTATCTGTGAAAGATGAAGAACAAAAGGTAGACAACAAAACTTCTGAAGAAAAAGAAAAAGAAGAATTTCAAGAAGTAGTTGAAGAAAAAGAAAAAGAAAAAGAAAAAGAAAAAGAAGAATTTCAAGAATCGCAACCAGAAGAAAAGCCAGAAGAAAAAGGCGAAGTAGAAGAGAAGAAAGAGGAAAAAGAAGAAGGACAAGAGAAAGAAGAAGAGAAAGAAGAAGAGAAAGAAGAAATGTCTCTTGATCAATATTTAGATGTTTCTGCTCTTTTAACTGTGCTTCAAAATGAAACCGATTCTAACGAAGAGTTAGTTCGTGCTGGTTCTAAGCCTGTTGATGATGCGCATGGCAAAATGATGGGTACTATGTTTGCGAAAATACGTTTGCTGGTAGCAGAAAAAGAAGATTTGTCTCTTAAATTAACTGCATTTGCAAGCGAATTGGAATCTTTAAAAGAATTTAAGGCTGAAAAAGAATTAGAGCAATTTACTTTTGCTGTAAATTTTACATTAAAAGAAATTGAAGAGAAAACCAAAATTTCTACTGAAAAATTAGAGGAATTAAGGGAAAAAGCAAAAGAATTTTCTATGGCTGATATTGATGCTTGGCGTAATTACGCAAAAGCAACGGCCTTAGATTTTGCAATAGAAAATACTAAATCAGATTATGAGCGATATGCTTTGCCAAATAACTCAGAAAAACAAAAATCGTATAATTCTGTTTGGCATCGTGAGTAAAGTAAGTATTTTGAATTTAGCTTTTGATTTTATATTTGTAAACTTATTATTTATAGGAGGTTTTTAAAAATATGGCATACGGAGTTTTAGTCCCTAGTAAAATTATGGCAACCAATGTCGAGACTCTAAATCGTACTGCGGTTAGTGGTTCGGACATTGAAAACGGAATGGTGTTTCGTCTTGATTCATATTCTACCGGAAGTGGACAAGGTGAAGTTTTTTCTGTAACTCAAGCCGCAACTGGATCATTGGTGAATATTTGGATGGCTTATAGTCCAGAAATTGTAACCCTATATGCTGGAAATTCGGCGTATAAAGGTATTGATCTTGATCCTCGCAATTTCTATACTAAAGCAGGGGATATGATCGATGCATTTAAGCCTCAGCCGGGCGATCTAATTCTTGCTTCTGCTGATCTGTTTACTGGTGCGCGTACTGCTGAAGGCTATGCCGCTCTAGCTACTGGTACTTGGCAACTGGCCTGGAATTCGAATCATCCTGCCGATGCTCTAGCATTTAAATATCTTGCAACTGAATATATTACTATTGCTAGTGGTTCAGCTATTGCTTCTCAACGTGTAGCCGCATATAAACTAGTTTGTCTAGCTAACTAATTTGTATTCGCATTTATTATACGTTTTTGTTAATTATAGTTATTTTATTAAGGAGGATTCTTAAAATATGAAAATTCCCGCTAGTGTTTTACAATTTGCAGGAGAAACTAATCTTGCCCCTTACGCACAATTTCGCGATTATTACAATCAATATCGCTCTAAATTCGAGGGCGCGGAAAAATTAGAGTTTTCGTCTATTGACGATAAAGGTCAGCCGATTACATTTGAGGATAAAGAGAAACTTATGAATGCCGCTCTTAAACGTGAAATTCTTCGCGTTTCTGGTATTCAAAATTTCACTGAGTTCCCACTTGCTCAGATGGCAACTCACCCGACTCTCGGTTGGGCGACTTTTGCGGTTATTTCGAGTATGGTTGATATGATTCTTCCCGAAACCATTATTGACAGCATTGGTATTTATACTGATGTTCGTACTATTGGTTGGGGTGATTCTGCTAATTTTGAGGTAGACCCAAAAGATATTTTTGTTGTGAGTAAAGCCGGACGCAATCAACGCACTACTGAAATGCACAAACAATTCCGCGGAAACGTTACTATTGTACCAGAACCACGCGAATTAACCGTTGGTGTTTCTCTATATCGTGTTCTTTCTGGTCACGAATCTCTAGCAGTATTTGTTAGCAAAATGGTTCGTGCTATGGAAACACAAGTTACCCTGGATGCTTATGATGCATTCGCCGCGGCAATGGCCGCACTTCCTACTACTGCCACAACTGGTTTGCAAGTTGCTGGTTATAGTCAAGCTTCTCTTGTTCGCCTGTGCCAACAAGTCGGTGCTTGGAATGGTGGAGCTAAACCAATTATCATGGGCACTCAACTGGCATTAGTTAATATTCTACCTGACGATGCTAACTATCGCTATACCCTAAATGATGAATTCATGAAACTTGGCTATGTTCGCACGGCTTTTGGTTATGATATTCTAGCTTTACCCCAAGTAGCAGATCATGGAACTGAGTGGGCTTTACGCCTTGCTTCTGATCGTCTATGGATTGTTTCTCCATCTGCTCAAAAACTTTTGAAACTAGTTCTCGAAGGTTCGACTGTTGCATATACTGATAATTATTACGATAATGCTAATCTACTGCAACGCTCTACTTTACTTAAGAGTTGGGGGGTCGGAATCGCAACCAATTCGGTCGCGGCAATTTTAACAGTTTAATTTGCACAATTTAATATAATTTGCAATAATTATGGAATGCTATGCCAAAATAAGCATAGCATTCCATATA